GACGACGCGAGTCCGCGCGCCGAGCTCGCAACCCAGGTGGCGAAGTCTCTCCTCAAGGAGATCGAGCGGTTCACCGAGGGCCGCATGAACCTCGCGCGCGCCTTCTTCTCCGGCGCGCGCTTCGCGCGCATCCACGGCGAGCCGCGCAAGCTCAACATCGGTGACGGGAAGGAGCGCGTATGGTGGGTTCCGACCCGCCTCGAGGACTCGGATAAGCGCATGTACCGAATCGTCGGCCATAATGACGACGGCCGGCTCTCCGCCCACTGGGAGCGATGGGACGTTGGCGAGGGCCGCTACGCCATCGAGTCAGAATGGGACGCGCTGCATACAATCAAGCACGTCTACCAGGATGACGAAGCGAGCCTCGGCCACGGCTCGGCCTTGCGCGAGGCGCTCGGCTGGTGGTGGTATGCGAAGGAGCACGTCTTCCAGGAGAGCCTCGCCGCGATCGAGCGATACGCTCAGGGCGTCATCATGGCGAAAGTCGACGGCGCGCGCGACGCGACGACCGACCTCCCTAACGCCGAGATTATCTCCGAGTGGCAAGCGACGCTCGAGGATCTCCGCGCGCGGCACGTCCTCGTCTTCGATAAGGCCGACGAGGTCGACATGCTCCCCGGCAACGCCGAGGGCTGGCAGCTCATGTCCGACATGCGCGAGGAGCTCAAGTCGACAATCTACACCCTGGTCATGGGCGCGAACCTGACCACCGCGGCCAGCGACGGCGGGAGCTACGCGCTCGCCGAGGTGCAGGAGAACAGCACCGAGGCCCTCATCCAGTACGACCGGCAGAGCCTTGAGGAGACCCTCTCGAAGGATCTCATCGGATGCCTCTGGTGGCGCAACTGGCCGAACCTGGTCGAGCTCGGCATCGCGGACGAGCAGCCGCTCTTCAATATCACGCAGGAGAAGCGCCAGGACCCGAAGGAGCGCGCGGAGGTTGCGACCATGCTCCTCAACAACGGGGTCGATCTCCCGCTCAACGAGGTGCTCGAGCAGACGGGCTTCTCGGCACCGGAGCCGGGCGAGCCGATTATCACGGGCCGCGCGCCGGCCGAGCCGTTGCCGATGCCCGGCGGGTTCCCCTTCAAGTCCTGATCGTGGCAGAGTTCGACGTCGACGCGATCCTCGCCGATACCAACACGCGGCTCGCGGCCGAATACGTCCAGGCCTTCGGCGACTATCTCGTCGCCGTGGTCCTCAGGAACGCCCCGCAGACGCGGGACGCCCGGCTCCGCCTCGAGGAGGTGGTCCGCGAATCGATGGGCCGGGCCGAGGTCCTCGGCGCCTTATCGTCGCTCAGGGCGGCGTCGGGCGTCATCGCCGACGACCCGGCCACGGCCGCGGCCTTCTCGATCGCTCCGGGCTCGAGCGGTCTCACGGGGGCCGCGTGCCGCGGCCAGCTCCTCGCCTTCGCCGACACCTCGGCCGAGAAGGTGCTTTCCCGCGTCACCTTCGCCGAGGCCCTTGAGGACCTAGTCGACCGCGTCCCGGTGACGCTCCGCAACACGGCCGAGAGGATCTCGGGCCGGATTGCCGAGCTCTACGCGGCCGACGGCGGCGTCATCGCCTTCGCCAACTCGGCCGAAGCCGCGGTTACGCAGAGGGCGCGCGAGCTCATCACGAAGGGCGTCCGCGAGGGCATCCCCGAGCGAGAGATTGGGAGGACCATCGCCTTCGACGTGAACCGTATCCGGCGAGAGACGGAGGCATGGACCGAGAGCTATGCTCGGATGGCCTTCCGCACCAACCTCAACGATGCGGTCTCGCAAGGCCGCATCCGCACGGCGCAAGACCCGGACGTCAAGATCGCGATCCCGGCTTTCCGATTCACCGCGATCGGCGACGGCGACACGCGCCCGAACCACAAGGCGGCCGACGGGGTCATCCTCAGCGTCGACAACCCGGCTTGGCGATGGCTTCGCTCCCCTCTCGGCTACAACTGCCGGTGCGGCATCGACAACATGAGCCGTCCGCTCCTCCGCCGCATGGGCCGCCTCGACGCCGCCGGCAACGTGGTCGAGTCGAAGATTCCCTTCAACGCCAGGCCCGACGAGGGCTTCCGGCCCGGAGGAGGCCCTTGAGTCGACGGCGCAAGTGGGCCGATGTCCGCGAGGACTTCCGCCGCGTCGTCTCGAGCGACGGTGCCGAGGCCGTCGCGCGCCGGATGCCCATCCACCGCTCAACCGTGTACCGGCTTCTCAACGGGCAGATCAAGCGGCCGAGCGGTCTCATGCGCGCGGCCATCGAGCGAGAAGTCGCAGATGCGACAAAACCCCACGCTACAGTCGAGCCGCGGGAGTCCCCGCAGCTACGGCCATTCCGTCCGATCCTTCCGAGAGTGAGGAAGCCCTAGATGGCAACCAACGAGAACACCTTCGCCCACTATGCCGGCGCCAACGCCGGTGGAGTCCGATCCGTCGCCAGCTTCCAACGCCCGGCCAACACGACCGCCTACGCGGCGAACGACGTGGTCTACTCGTCGACCAGCACGGCCGGCGTACTCCTCTTCCCCGGTGTCGGATCGTCGGGCCTCATCAATGGCGCATATCTCCTGATTGCTGCGACGCTCGCGACTCCGGACCTCGAGCTCTGGGTATTCGACGGCGGCACCGCTGGCACGGAGCCGAAGAACGCCCTCGACAATGCGGCCTTCTCGCTGAATAGCGGCGACCTCGGCCGCCTCGTCGGCGTCTTCGAGTTCCTTGACACCAACAAGAAGCTCGCCGGCACCTTCCAGTATACCGAGGCCGTCGCGAAGAACCCGGTCGCGTATACCGCCACCGGCGGATCGAGCGCCGGCAACCTCTACGGCATCCTGGTCACGCGGGGCGCCTTCACCCCGGCGTCGTCGACGGCCTTCGTCGCGGCCCTCCATGTCGAGATTGATAAGGCATGACCCCGGACGCTCCTCATGCCCCCGGCTTCAAGGTGACGAAGGACGACGGTAAGACCGTCTTCCATGACGTCCCGATCTTCGCCGAGTGCGAGCGCGGCGAGCTCATCTTCGGCGCGGAGTGGGTTTCCGCCGCGGTCGCCGAGGCCAAGTCTCGCGAGCTCGACGGCTACCTTCCTCCGCTCCACGTCCGTCATCATGAGCCGGATACGGCGATGACTGACGCGGTGCGACCGGCTGGCGTCTTCCGGATCACGGGATGCCAACCCCTGACCTTCAAGGGTCAACGGGTGCTGGCGGTCTTCGCCGACCTCATCGTCACCGATGCCGACCTGGCCGAGGAGATCGAGCGCATGCGCTACCCGTACCGCTCGGTCGAAATCTTCGACCCGGAGGGGCCGCCCAAGATCAATAGCCTCGCGCTCCTCGACCACGAGGCGCCCTATCTCGAGCTCCCGATGCTCCTCGCTCGAGAGATCGATGACCGCCGGACCCCGGCTCGTCTCGCTCAACTCCGCGAAGACGGCCGGGACGTAAATGTCGCACATGCGACAGATTTCACCCTCCACTACCGCCGCGACCCTAAGTCTCGTGTGGTAGCCTCCGCTCGCGACGGCCAAAAGGCGTCGCTCCTCTTCCGGTTCTCCGACACGGATACCATGACCGACACCACCCACCCCGACCCGGCCGATCAGGCCGACAAGCCGGCCGCGACCTTTGCATACGAGAAGGGCGAAGAGGCCGAGGACATGCAGGACGAAGCCGGCGGCATGGACGTCGCCTCGGTCTGCGAGGCCATCAAGAGCGGCGAGATCAGCGTCGCCGACATGGCCCTCATCGAGGACGCCATCATCGCCCAACGCGGCGCGGTGGCTGAGGACGAAGGCGAGGAGGCCGCTCCGGCCCCTGTGCCGGGCGCCGAGATTATGCGCGGCGGCTCCAAGGCCTCCGTGATCTTCGCTCGCCAGCAAGCTCGCATCGATGCGCTCGAGGCCAACATGGCCGCGCGCGATGCCGCGGATCAGCGCGCGAAGGATGTCTCGAAGGCCATGACGCGCCTCGACGGCCGCCCCCTCGGCGCCGATCTCGAGCAGCGCCTGACCAACTTCCACGCCAAGCACGGCGCCGAAGCCTTCGGCGAATACGTCGGCGAGCTTGTTCGCACCGCCGCGCCCATGCCGGCGGGGAGCGACGCGCACGTCAACTTCAACGGGCAGCCGCAGGTCCCGGCCTCGGCGATGCTCTTCTCGAACCTCGGTTCTGAGGCTCTCGAACACGCGGCGCGCTTCGCTCGCGAGTACGGCCAACTTCGCGGCATCCGCGCCTCGGAGGAGTCCTACGTCAAGACCAACATGGCTCACCTCGGCTTCAAGCTCGAGAACACGCCGACCGCGTAACGCGGTTCACCCCACCACCAACCCGGAGATACGACGATGGCCGACCGCAGCGCCAACAAGATCTACGAGACCATGGGGGCCGACCGCGTCCCCTTCCCGATCGCCAACGGTGTGACCCTCCCCGTCGGCACGCTCGTCCAGGAGGAGAGCGGCTTCGCGAACCACTACGACGGCACCAACACCCTCCTCGGAATTGTCGTCGGCGGCGAAAACGTCAACAGCGACGGCGAGCCGGTGGGCGACACTTCGCTCTCGCCTGACCCGGCCGTCTACGTCGACACGAGTGGCCCGGTGATCGTGGGCATCCCGGTCGCTAGCGCTACCGTTGCTGGCGTCTACGTCTACTGCGATGATAGCGACCTCGACAACGCGACCATCACGCAGCCGACCACGGACGCCCCGATCGGCTACATCCTCAACTTCCGCTCGGCGTCCGACTGCGACGTCAAGCTCTTCACCGCAGCCGAGCACATGATCGGCACGGACGCGACCGGCGCCGCTTGGGCGTAAACAGGAGACAGCACAATGCGCGTCGAATCTTCTCAGACCCTCGTCAACGGACTCCGCACGGAGTTCTGGGACACCTACGCCGCGGTCATGAACCGCAACGCGGACAGCCGCCTTGCCAAGGTCATGGACCTCGGCGTTGGCGCGACCAACCGCGAGCACGACTTCGCCTACTACGAGTCGGCTCCTCACTTCGCTCAATGGAAGCGCGGTGGCGAGATCCCCTCAAAGGGCATGGCGTCCATCAACTTCAACGTGCCGGTCTACGAATGGGGCCGTCGCGTGCCGTGGCTCAAGTGGGACCGCGATGACGACCAGACGAGCTCCCTCATGCAGGTCGCTCGCCAGGCCGGCAACAGCGCGGGTCTCCTGCCCGAGCGGTTCTTCTTCGACCTGATCCAGAACGCGACGAACCTCCTCCCGGCGGTTCCGACCGCTCCGGACGGGGCGGCCATGTTCGCGACCACCGCCGGCGGCTCCGCGCGCTTCGGCGCGACCAGCGGCAACCTCCTCACCGGCACTGGTGCGACCGCCGCGGCGATCCTCACGGACTTCTACACCTCGATTGAGCAGTTCATGCTCTTCCAGGACACCGAAGGCCAGCCGCTCTTCGACGACGACCTGCTCTCGCAGCCGTTCATCCTGATCCACCCGGTGCAGCTCACCGAGGCGATGGATACGGCCTTCTTGCAGAAGCAGCAACTCGGCGACGGCACCGCTGGCGGTGCGAAGTCCAACGTCATCGCGGATACCGCGAAGCGCGTCGAGCTCTGGCCGAGCGCGCGCCTCACGGATGCGAACGACTGGTATCTCTTCCTCGGCAACCCGCCGAAGCAGGCTACCTTCTTCCTCGACCGCGAAGGCGTGCAGGAAGAGTCGGCGCTCCTCGACGACAACAACTCGGACCTCGTCCGCAGCACCGCCGAAGAATACATCCAGTGGCACAGCCGCTCGGGTGCCGGCATCGCTTTGCCTTACGGCGCGATCAAGGTCGCGAACAGCTAGGCAGGAACGGCCGCGGGAGCAGCCCCCACGGTCGAACCGCGGCCGCCGTCCTCAAGGCGGCGGCCGCTTTTCTCTCACCCATCACCCCATGAGGCCCGTGAAAACGGCCATAACCTCCGATGCAAACCGAGACCCCTTCGACGACCCTCGTCAACCCCACCACCCTTGCTCCCGATTGGGATAACCTTCCCGGCGAGATTGTCGCCGAGGAGTACCCTTTCTGGCTCGGCGTGACCGCGGACTGCCCTCGGGGGCAGATCGACGTCGCCGGCCTCCACTTCCCGAAGGTGGAGGAGGAAATCACGACCAACCATACCGGGCAACAAGTCCGCGTACCGAAGGTCGGGACCGTCAACAAGACCGTCACCAAGCGCCACTTCCTCGCGCTCGTCAAGGTCCTCCCCCGACTCGTCATCCGCCAGAGCCGCGCCGTCGAAGAGCCGACGGATGGGAGCGGCAAGAACATCGGTGATCCCGCAGAACGCGCGAAGGGTCGCCTAATCAAGATTCCGACCGAGGACCAGATTCTCGGTATCGACGGCCAGCGCAAGCTCGCGCCGTACGTCAAGCAGCCGGGCGACCGCCCGGCGTCCGAGTTCATGTTCTTCACCTACGCGCCCGACGGACTGCACGGCTCGCAGATCCGCACGATCGCGGAGGCCGGCCTTGAGTGGCCGGAGGAGATCGAGGAGCTCGAAGCCCTCAACGACATCCTGACCTAGGATCATCACCATGCCGACCGAAGCCGAAGTCCAGACTCAGTGGAAGAACCTCGTCAACGTGCTCGAGAAGTCGCGCGCGTACTTCGACGACGACCTCGTCGACGCCGGTGGTTACATCGACGTCTTCGTGCAGAGCCTCGAGGGCGAGTACCTTTCCGTCTCTGGCCCTTCGGTCGTGTCGCGCATCCGGGCCTTGTGCTCGAGCGCGGTGGATGCGAACCAGGCCTTCGCCGCGCTTGAGCCGGTGCTCTTGGAGTACGGGTTGGTCCTCGCCGCAAGCGCCACGCTCGGCTACGGCTCCGGCTTCTCGTCGGCGGCCGACGTCTTCCCCGCGCTTTATCAGTGGCTCCACGACAACTCGGCCACGGTCGCGACGCGGAACATCACCTACGCCTCGGTGTCGGCCAACGGCTCCAACACCGGCAACGCGATTGTCTCGCGCCTGACCGAGGACCGCCACGGCTACGACCTCGAGGCGTGCCACGTCGAGAAGAAGATGTTCAAGTGCGTCCAGGACCAGAACAGCGGCACGCAGAAGTGGGCGGAGAGCTTCGAGGCGATCGGAGAGGCCGCCAGCTTCGACGGCCTCAACATCGGCATCACGGGTAGCGGCCAGGCCGCGCGGACCCTGATTCGGGCGAAGCATGCCGGCTCCGGTGCCGGCGGGTCGCTCCTCAACAACTCGAGCTTCTCGGACTTCGACTCTACGGCGAGCTCGCAGAAGTTCGCCAACTGGACAGAGTCGCTCGGAGGCGGAGCCGTCATCGGCGACGTCACGCAGGACACGACCAACTACTACCGGTCGCACCCCAACGCGAGCACTAACGCTTCGCTCAAGATATCGATGGACAACGCCTCGGACTCGATCGTGTTGAAGCAGACCCTCTCGCAGATGCGGGTCTCGCGCCTCGATCCGAACACGCCCTACTTCCTCCGGGCTATGTGGAACCGCTCCATCGGCTCCGGCACTGGCGGCACGGTGGCGCTGAAGCTCGGCGGCAACACGGCGGTATCGACTGCCGTTGCTTCTCAGTCCGGGTGGCAGGAGCTCGTCATCCCCCTCAACTCGACATGCTGGCTTGATAACTTCGGCGAGGATGATCTCGACATCGAGATCGGATGGAACAGCGGCACTTCCGGATACATCCTCTTCGATGATATGATTCTCTGCCCGTGGGATCTCATCGACGGGACCTACTGGCTCCTCCGCCACAACGCCGGAACCCCGACCGCGAACCTAGTCGATGACGAATATTACGCCGTCGACTCCGGTGGCGCCCCTGGCACCGGCATCCTGCAATACTGGTGCTGGCGCTCCGGTCTCGGCTACCTCCCGAGCAGCGGCACCCCGACCATCAGCGACCCGTCCTAAGCCATGACTGCCGCCGCGCTCTGGACCGACGTCAAGGCCAACTACGAGACCGAAGGGCTCGTCACGCTCACCAACCCGCGAGACAATAACGCGACGTCTATCGATGACACCTACGGCCAGAGCGCGGCGCAGGAGGTCATCGACTTCTTCCCGCTCTACGCGCAGACGGACTACGACGCGAGCGACTCGCAGCACGTCGCCGTCGGCCGGCGCGGGGTCATCGCCGTCCTCTACGAGCGCGGCGGCGCGGCGTCGACAATCGCGAAGGTCGAGTGGGACGAGGTCTTCGGCGACGGCGGCCTCATGGAGCGGCTCAAGCGGACGGAGCCTCGAGCGCGGCAAGCGCCGAGTACCAACTCCGGCGTCCGCCAGAAGAGCGAGCTCGCCGGTGGCCGAAGCGTCCGAGGATGGTCTGATCCTGCGTCTCTCCCTGGCGGCCGGTCGTACATGCCTCGCCGCGTCATCGTCGACGGGAGCGACTAGGTCTATGACCCGGTCCACCTTCGATCCGGGCGCGAAGATGGAGCGGTGGTCGAAGGCCCTCGACCATCCCCGCGGCGCCCTCAAGCAGATCGGCGCCATCATCGTCGCCGAGTCGCAGAACGCTTTCCGCGAGCAGAAGCACGGCCGCGACAAGTGGGATGCCCGAGCTTCGGTCAACGTCTACGGCATCGTCGCCGACTTCGCGAAGGGCAGCACCCCGCCGGCGCGGCGCTTCGAGCGACGCCCGGTGCTCCGCGATACGGGGCGGCTAGGCAACTCGCTCGCCTTCCAGGTCCGCGGCACGCGGGTCGTGGAGGCCGGCACCAACCTCGACTACGCGACGGTCCATCAATACGGCGGCCCGATCGAGTCCGAGACCATCACCCGGAGCATACAGCGCGCCCTCTGGCGGTGGCTCAAGCCGAAGGATAAGGGCATCAAGGCGAGCCTCGGCTTCCTACTCAACAGGAAGTTCACCGGGGAGCGCCTCAAGGGCGAGGTCCCGGCCAGGCCATTCGTCGGCATCACCAAGGACACGCGCGAGGACGTCCGCGAGGTCGTCGGCGTCGAGATCATGGAGGCTCGTTAGATGACCACGTTCAAGGACTCGACCCGTGTGATCCGCAACCCCGGCACGGTTATCGTCGCCCCGACGAGTCTCACCGCGGGAGCCGACGGAACCTACGGCGGCAGCATCATCGGCTCGGTGCGCGCGATGGCGCTCACCCCGCTCGGCGAGCCCTACCGCATCATGAGCGAGGGCCTCGGCGAATATACGGACGTCCTCGAGGCCCCGAACCACTACGCCGTCGTCTTCTTCCTCCGCGGGTGGGAGAAGGCCGGCGTGCAAAACCTCCTCGACGGCGGATACGCTGAGGGCTCAACGTCGCGTCAAGCCGTCTGGACCGTCCCCGGCACGAAGACGCCCGGCCAGAGCGCGAGCGATCGCGCGAAGGTCTGGCTCTTCGTCCCCGACGATACGGAGGCCCACCCGGCGCTTATCATCCGCTCAGGGATCGCGGACTTCTCCACCGGTGCCGAGATCGCCTTCCAGCACCAGGAGGAGCTCGGCCTCGCGGTTTCCATCGAGTGCCTCCGCGACTCGTCTAACAAGACCCTCGACCTCGGCCTCATCGACGACCTCACGCTATGAAGCTCTGGCCTTTCCGACGTCCTAAGCCCGTCGAGCCGACCAGGTTCGACGACGCGGCGCTCGACCGCGCGATCCGCGCCGGCGTTCTAATCCCCTTCGAGTGGTTCATCCATCAGCCGGAGGAGGTCCAGGAGACCATCGCCCTCCGCCGCGACGCCTACCTCGAGGACCTGATCCTCACCGTCGGCTATGCGGTGCTCGATCCCGAGCGCATGCGCCTCGGCCTCATGGCGGAGGATGGCGACGAGAAGGCCGGGGAGGAGCTCGAGGAGCTCAACCTCAAGACGCTCGCCGACGTGGTGGCCCGTAGGGCGGCCCAGGGCGGCTCCTCCAGGCCGCTCCCGCCGAGCGACCCATCGATGGGCGGCTTCGGCAAAAGGCGCTCAGAGGCCGCCGCAGAGCGCGAGGCGGCGTCCAGGATACCGACGCCCTTCGGCGGGAAGGGGGTGGCCTCTTGAACGCTCGCCAGATGGCCGAGCAGATCCGGCACGTCCTCGCCGCGGCGACGTGGCCGGAGGGGGCCGCCGAGCTCGTCTTCGGCGACCGGATGGTCATGATCGCGGCCGGCATCCCGGCGGAGGACGAGCTCCCCGGCGCCTTCCCCTTCGCCCTCGTCAACGTCGGGGGCGGCACCGCCGACCCGGATGATCCGAACCTCCTCGAGCAGTCCTACGACGTGCTCACGGTGGCCGAGGTCGCAGGGAGCCGCATGGGCGAGCACGCCCTCGTCGGCGGTGCCAAGAGCGCCCTCGGATCGAGCGCCAACCGCGGCGTCCTCGAGCTCGACGAACGGGTCCGGGACGCCCTCAAGGATCTCAAGGGGGCCGACGGGGCCTCGATCGAGCTCGTCTCGACCGCCTCTGGCGCCGTCACGGGCCTCGGCCGGGGGCATCATATGGCGATCGGGCAGACCACCTTCACCGGGTGGGTTACGGCCGCGCCGAGCTACACGCCTCCGAGTAGGCTGGCGGAGTCTGGCGGGACCTGGACCTGGACCGGAGGACAGTGCTCCTCCCGGTTCGACTTCATCCAGTACCGGCTCGGCTACGTCGACGGCTCGGCCCCGGCGCAGAAGCCCGGCGATCTCGACACGGTCGTCTATACAGGCACCGCGGTCACCACGTCGCACACGCCGGTCGCCGGCAAAGCCTACTCCATCTTCGCCGACTACGGTAGCCGGGGAGGCTCGGCTATCGAAGGCTCAAGCGACGGCCGCGAGGTGGGGGCCTTCACAACGACATGACCGTCGACCGCGACAGCATGGTCTTCACGCCCCGGCTCTCGTCGGAAGGCGCGGGGCCGCGCCGTCGCGCGCAAGAGGCTCGAGCTATTGAAGGCGCCAAGCGCCGGCGCTCCCGCCTCATGCAGAAGCTCAAAAGGGCTCGGCAAGTGCAGACCGTCAAGGCAACCAAGGCCGCCGAGACCTCTGCGAAAGCGCGCACGGCGGCCAAGGCGGGGTCAACGGCCGCGCGGAAGATGGGCGTCAAGGCCGGATCGCGGCTTCTCGGACCTATCGGCATGGCCCTCTTGGCCATGGATGCCGTCAACCTATCCGGAGAGACTACCCGCCGAGGCGAGGAGGGGTTCTCTGGACGCCTCCTCGCGGCGATGGATCAGGACAAGATATACGGCGACCTCGACGAGCGCGCCACCGGGGCCGCTGGCGCTCGATCCGCTATTGAGTCCCGCGAGGACCTCCTCTTCATCATCGGTACTCAGGGCCGCGTCAACGCGCAGATTGCGGAGCTCGGAGCCTACTACAAGGAGAAGGCGACGGCGCGCGCGATCGGGGCCGACCTCATCGAGCGCGAGCCAGGCCTCGATCACCTCGGCACCGTCGCCGACAAGGCGATTGTCAATACCACTTCCGCCGTCAAGGCGAAGACCGATAGCGGCATCAACGCGATCCGCTCGTTCCTCGGCAAAGGGCCGATCACGCGATGACGCAGAAGGCGAAGGTCAAGGTCGAGCTCGACACCGGCCCCGCTAAGGCCGAGCTTCGGAAGTTCGCCAAGGAGGGCGAGCAGAGTGCCGGGCGCGTGAACCAAGCCGTCCAGGGCGGTGTCGGGCGTGCGGCGGCTCTAGGTGCAGCCGCTGGCATCGGCTTCGGTCTCGCGCAGAGAGCCGCCTCGAGGATTGGCAGCTTGACTCCCGACGTCATCGGGGAAGGGACCGCGGGTTTCCGGGCGGGTCTTGACGACTTCTTCGGCGGCCCGGAGGCGCGCGCCGCGCGCGCCGCGCGCGAGCAGACGAAGGACGCCTACGCCGAGATCATCGGCCGTCAGAAGAACCCGATCGTCACCCCTGATATCCGCAACTACTACAACACCGTTCGCGAGTTCCGCGAGATCAGCGAGCGCGGTGGCGCGGCTATCGATAAGCAACTCGGCGCCGAATACATTGACGATGCCGTCCAGAGTTTCGTCGGCGCCATTGATAACGGGTTCGACCGCATCATCGACGCTCTTCAAGTTACGGGCAAGTAATGGAGCAGTCCGTCAACATTCCGGTCGAGGTCGATACCCGCAAGGCGAAAGCAAGCCTTCGGCAGTTGAACCGCGATAAGGCCAAGGCTCAGAAGCGGGTCTCCTCGGCCGCCAAGCGCACATCTCGCATGGCGCTCCGAGCCTTCGCCTTCGCCGGCGGTACTGCGGCGGTGGGGAAGTTCCGGGGCGAGGCTACCTCCGGCAACGTGAGCCCGATCGAGGAGGCCCTCACGCCCTACATCGCAGCGGCCCAACAGGTCATCGACGATAATCTCGGCTTCTCCGCGAAGGCTCGCAAGGATGCTCGTGAACAGACAAAGGCCGCCTTCGCATATCACGTCGGGCGCACGGGAGAGACCGCAGGGATGCAGGACTTCTACAACACCGTCGCCGAGATGCGAGAGACAATCGAGAGCGGCCGGAACATCCTCCGCCGCGATCCGCGCTTCCTCGGCCCAAGCCTTGACGCCGTGGTCGAGAAAGGCGCCGCCGGTGCCGCCCAGGTGTTCCTAGAGAACATCAACGCCAGCAACCCCATCATCCAGCTCAACCGCGGCATCGCCTACGTCGTGGAGGGTCTTCTAGCCGAGTAGAACAATGGCCGTCGACAACACCTTTGAGATCTCATACGGCGGCACCGCGGTCGGGGGCGCCTCGGATACCTACCAACTCGATGGCCCCTACATCATCGAGAAAGGCTGGCGGACCTTCCGGCTTACCTTCGAGGTGGTGGTCGTCGCATCGGACGCGGCGACGCTTCGGTCCTTGAGCGAAACGCTCGAGCGAGACTTCCGCAAGCGGGACAAGACCCTCGTCATCGATACCGGGTCGACCGTATGGACCTACACCAACAACGACGACTACTTCAACCCGCTCGCGACCATTGTCAAGAGCGGCGATCCGGAGAAGGACAGAGGCCTCTCGCGCTCCTATCTGGTCACGATTGAGGCCGAGCTTCCGAGCGACGGTGCCAGTGACCGAGGCCTCCTCGAGATCAAGTCCAACGTCAGCTTCGCCGCGAGCCGGCAGAAGACCGTCACCATCACGGGCATCTACACCGCGACCTCGTCGAGCTCCGACTCCGAGGCTAACTACCTCGCCAACGCGGACGGAGAGTGTGCGAGCATCCTCTCGGGCATCGACGGCTCGGCGACCTTCGAGCTCGTCGAGGAGGACTATGACTTCGACCGCAACACGGCCAACACGGTTTTCATGCGGCAATACGTCGAGCTCCTCTTCAACCAGAGCGCCAGCTCCCTCGACGACTCGAGCATCAAGGATCACCAAGTCCGCTTCACTGATCTCAGCCAGCACCCAGCCGACTCGCGAGATGGAATCCAGCGGCTCCGCCGTGTGGTCGGAGCCTACGACTGCTCCCTTGATATCGACAACGAGACCGACTTGAAGAGCGTCTTCGAGAATAAGGTACGTCCCCACATCATCGCGACCTTCCGTAATAACTTCTCGCCGGTTACATTCTGCATCGAGACGAGGAGCATCAACTACGACGAGACGGCGAAGCGCATGTCGGTCTCTTTGCAGTTCCTCTACCAGAAGGACGGAGGGGAGGCGGTCGTCGAGATCACGCAGAGCATGGCCTATCGCGAGCAGCGGGTCATCGACTACACGCCGACCCATGACCGCGACACCGAATCGTCATTCTACGCGGACCTCGGGTGGTCGAGCATCGAGCGCATCTGGACGCGGACGGTCGTCCTCCTCGGGAGCGAGAACCCGCAGCGCCGCATCAGCGGCGTCCCGCGCTACAACGAGGCCGGTGACTTCGACCCCATCGGGGGCAAGAGCATCGAGGGCCGCCAGCAGGTCAACTCCTCAGGGTGGAATATCATCAGCAACACCTCGCAAGCCCAACCCCGGTGGATTGGAGACCCGACCAGCGAGGATCAGCTCGAGATGACCGTCCTCACCGAGACCGTCGTCGAGCGGTATAACGACGCGCCGGGCCGTAGCTCGGGCGGCGGCCCAATCTCAGGAAACGGATAACGATGGCGACTCTCCGCAAGCCCGACATCCGCTACGGAGGCGTCAAGCTCTCCGCGGCGGGGGCGGTGGCCTGGCGCTTCACCACCGGGACGCGGCCCTACGTCGCGACCTTCTCGGTCTACTTCCGCGACTGGGAGTCGGATCTACGCCAGCGCATCGGCCAAGACGCAAACCTGATTATCCGCGACTCGCGCGGCGAGTCTATCACCATCAAGGACCTCACGCTCCTGCATGAAGTCCCGAGCAACCGCCCGAACCTGAGGAGCTTCGCCGTCGCGGATAAGCGGTGGCGGTGGGCGTATTCCCTGGTCTCGCGGGACTACAACGTGCCGAAGAAGACCGGCGACCGCACCGCGCAGATCAACGTCCCTTACCAGGGCTTCGTCACCACCGACGAGTACGACTACAAGAGCTTCTCGCTCAAGGGCGGCAACCAGGTCTGGACCGCGCGCGATGCCCTCGTCGACGTCATAAGTCAACTCCGACGGGACGGGATGCCCTTCGCATATAACATCGATAGTTTTCCGATTTCGCAGGAGAGCGGGGAGACGCGGAGCTCGACGATGCAGAATGTCGTCCTCCGCGACCAAGGCGACGTCGCGCTCGATCGCCTCCTGAGCTACATCCCCGGCGCGACAATCTACGTCGACGCGAGCGGGACGGTGCGCGTTATCAACGGCGCAGATCTTTCCGCGGCCGAGCAATACTTCGATGCCCTCCCCGGTGCCACCTGGGATGGGGAACGCGCGATTATCGTCGACCGCAAGGCCATCCGGCCGAAAAAAGTCCGCGTCCATTACCAGCGCGAGGTCGAGGTTCTCCTCGAGTATTCCGACAACTACGGCACAGGGACAATCTCGAGCCCGGCCAACACGCGGCCCTATATCGAAAACGTCATCCAGACGGTCGACGACAAGACCACCGTCACCGAGTACGACCCACTTCTCGACGAGAGGGTCACGAAGACCGACCTCCCGCCGGGAACGTGGGTGGAGTTCAAGGCGTGGCTCGAGGCGATGAATCAAGACCGCCCCGAGGCTTCGGCCCCATGGACCTTCGAGACGTTGAAGAAGCATTGGGTCGACGCCGACCTTGACGGGGTGCTCGGCGCCGGTGGCAAGGATCTCGACGAGGACGCGAATATTTCAATGCGGATTCAGGCCATCAAGCAACACTTTCGCCAGAGCTTCCGCATCAATCGCCGGCTCATGGACCGGACGCGAGACTTGAAGAACGTCTCGGCGATGCTCCTCGATCCCTACACCGGGGCGCGAGCGCCGTCGCGTGTGTGGGGGCAAGCGACCGTCATCCCTTCGACGAAGGGGAAGCTCATGTCTGCACGTAAGGACACCGAGCGTGCATACTTCTACCGGAACGTCGACTATTACGCGCCGACGCAGAATGCGTATTCCGGGCGCACGATTGAGGCGCCCCACGGCCCGACGAAGGTGAACATCCTGGACCGCGAGCTTGGGATTTTCCGCCTCGATTGGGTCCTCTCGCCCTACGGCACCGACCAGAGCTTTCTCCCGTGCCTCCTCAAGGACGAGGAAGGAGAGAAGACCGTCCCTCAGAGGAACCTCGAGCAGCAAGACGACAAGCCGATGGGTGCCGGCATCAAGGTCGAAAGCGGCACCAACGCCATCTTCCTATCGGATACGCTTAGTTACCGCGTCCTCCTGACCTTCATCCCCGGCGCACCGAACAACAAGCGCGCCTTCCACCAGATCGAGGTCGATGCCGCCGAGGTCGAGAGCTTCACCGAAGGGGACTGGCGCATCGGCTCCGGCTTCGGCCCGGACCTCGAGGTTTTCGTCGCGCCGACCGAGGCGACCGCGCGCTTCGCGTGGCAGGACGACTCCGCCGCCGCGACTACCGTAGGGAGTCTTTTCGGTATCGACGAGGACGATCCTATTGAGAGCGGCATCGAGGGCAGCGAGCTCCCCGGCTACGTCATCACCAACGAGGACCGCGAGCTCACCTCGCACGCGAAGGCCGTCGCCGCCGAAGCCTTCGTGAAGTTCGCCGATAGTCTCCAGGGCCGCGTCACGACAGCCCTCCCCGACGACGGAGTCCGTATCGCCGGCAACATGAGCGGGGCGGTGGTGCAAGCCGCGGCGGCCCCGTCTGGTAAAGTGACCGCGATGCATGAGTTCCCCGGCGTCCAGAAGCCTATCTCGCGGCTCTCCCTCATGAGCGAGGGCGCGCGCCAAGTGGTACTCGGCATCGTCCGCTTCTCAGGTGATGATACATGAGCTCCGGCTTCACAGACTGGACTGACCTCGGCATCTTCCCCTTGCAGGATGTCGAGGACGGCGTCCCGATCGGGATGCGGATGGCGATGGTCGGCGGCCGCGTCAAAAAGCGCCCCGACGCCGGTGCCGGCGGGGAGTCTCTGACGACCTACGCGAGAGAGGGTGGACTCGGCACCCTCGGTGATATCCACCCGTGGCTCTTCTGGCAGACGAAGGAGCGGGAGAAGCGACCGATGGGATCGTGGGCGATGGCATGGGCGGCCCTCGTGATCGATGCGTCGGATCCGTACTACGGGAGCAATCCGGGGGTCCAGCCCCTCACCAAGCAAGGCACGAACACCGTCCTCACCGACCCGCGCTACCGGACACTTCAACCGGCGTGGCATTTTGCCCTTCCACGGCAGCCGAAAGGCATGATCGGGATGGTAATGCCGTCGACGAGCGAGACCGAGCCGGGGTCCGTTATGCTCTCGGCGGATCGTAGACTTGTCGCTTCGGCGGCGTCCGGCCCCGGTGAGGCAGGAACGACTATCGTCGATATGCAGCCGCGCAACGAGCTATGCATGGGCGACAGTACGACGCCGGGGCAGGGCGGCCGACACGCTCGCCTTCAAGCTCTGGTCCGTGTGATCGCGATGAGCCCGTCTTCGGCGCGGTCTCTCGGCAGCAACAACCTAAACTCGATCGCCCTCAACTTCGGCAGGTCGCAACAGGACGGGATTGTAGGCTACGGCATGATTTACGGCCCGGCCGGTTCCGGAGGGGGTGGAGGCCCTACCACCGGGGGGAGCGCCCCTCCCGGTCAATCTACCGGGCCGATCACGCAGACGGGCGGCGGTCCGGGAGCCGGCAGTCCAGACGCACCGGAAGCCAACCCTCCCGGGTTCGGCAGCAACTCTAGCGATCCCTCTGATGCGGAGCGTTCAGTAGGGTCGTTTGGGGTATTCAGCCCTGCACCTTGGGGCGGCAACGCCGTCGGCTTCATGTCAGGGGCCGCCTCCGGTCCTATCACTCACGGATGCGGAAAGCACCAGATCGGGACCGACAAGGACGGGCATATCATGTCGTCCGCGCATATCTCGACCAATGCGTATTTCTGGGAGCCGGGCGGAGGGCGGGACGGCCCGATCGAGTTTGGCGGCACCTACCCGGACGCCTCCGCGAGCTCGATCCCTACGGAGGTCTACCTCTCATATGACGAGAAAACGCCCCATGGCTTCGTGAACGGTCAGCGATCCGGCATGTGGCGTATGTGGACAACGGTGCCTTTCGTTCAGGCCGAGGAAGAAGAGGATAAGCTCTTGCCCGGCCGCCGCCCGGATACTTGGTTTCATCCGCCCAACTCAGGCCTCCCCGCCCCTCCGAGTACGCCGAGCAGCCCCGGCGCCGGCCAACCGTCAGGTCCGGGCGCGCCGCAGGGACCGAGCACACCGGGTGCCGGCGCTCCGGGCAAGCCGGGCGCTCCCGGGGTGCCGACGGGGCCTATCCGCCCCGGCGAACCGACCGCGCCCCCGTGGAACGACCCTCGAGGCCCAATCCGGCCCGGCGCCCCGTTGCGCCAGCCTCGCGGCCCGATCCGCCCCGGCCCCGCCGCCGGCGCGTCTCCACGAGGCCCGATCCGTCCTGGCGGTCTTGGCGACCTGGTCAACCCCCCGGTTTCCGAACCCGGCGGCCCGACCGACCCGAGAGGGCCTATCCGGCCGGGAGCGCCCACGGTCCCCAACGCACCGAAGACCCCGGAGTACCTGAGCTCACCGGATAGTAACTTCCCGGTGAGTCCGGGTAGCACGGTCTTCGCCGGTCGCGGGACCGAATACAACACGTCCCTTCTTGAGACCTTTGCCGACACGATCCAGGAGCGCGGCCGCGGCCCCGCGGGAGTGGTCAACGAGGTAGGGGGATCGGCAGCCGGGCGCGACGTGGGTCTTTACGGCGTGTTCCACCCTTATAGCAACGGTTTTGCGGCGATCTCATTCCGGCCGCAGTTGTGGATCAAGGGGGCGCCCAACTTCGAGCACAATCCCCGTCTCAACCCGACGGTCTACCGGAACGAGGAGAAGACCCGCCCGTCGACCCTTACAATCCGGGCGTGGGGCGCGCAGAGCCAGAGCGGCGATTGGGACTATCTGACCCACCCGAGCGTTGCGCGCCCCCGAGGCGGCAACGTCAACGGCGGCCTCCTGATTTCGCCGGCCGAGTTCGAGATGGAGGACTATCTCGGCATCGCGAGCTCGGTCGATACCGACAACCCAGTCGCGGCGACCTACGCGATGCTCGCGCCGAAGGTGAACCTCGCCTTCGGCAAGCCGACCACCACGGGCCGCCCGTCGGCGAGCTCCAAGTCGATCCACCTGGACACCGCCGGCGGGGAGCTCAAGGTCTCCGAGCTCGACGCCGCGGGTGCCGCGACGGGGATTGCCGGCTTCGATGTCGACGCCGATGGCGAAGGCCACGTCGACCTCAAGGGAACCGGCTCGGTCGGCCTCCCGGCCGGCACGACCGCGCAGCAGCCGAGCTCCCCGAGCGCCGGCGACTTCCGGTACAACTCGACCGACAAGACCATCGAGTTCTACGACGGGGCTGCTTGGCAACAGCCCGGCGGCGCTGGCGCAACGCCGAACCAGGACCGGGCCGTCATGTTCCCGCTCGTGCAAGGACCGGGCAGCTACACGACCGAGCGGGTCCTCTTCAAGTGCATCCCGGTGGCCGGCGATATCACTAACGCCGACTTCCACTGCACCGACGTCCTCACGGCAAACTCGAATAACTACTGGATCTTCCGCATCTATCGGGACGCGTCGGTCGTGGCCTCCTTGAGCAACGAGCTCTCGACCATCAGCGCCGGCACATTGACCTCGATGGGCAGCCTAAGTAACGAATCCTTTGACGGGACGCAGGAGCTCCGCATCAGCGTCCAGACGGTCCACGACACCGGCAACGCGCGATCGCTCAACGGCGACTACTTGACCTTCGATATCAAGATGAGCATTGACTAGTAAACCCTGGCCTACAGGGTGTTAGACTGCGAGCACCTTCCACCCGGACACCTTACCCATGAGCAAGAAAGAACCGACTGCCCCCGCCGAAGACGAAGTCACCGAGCTCGTCGACGGCACGCCCGAGACCCGTGACGACGCCCTCGCCAGGGCCAACGCATGCCACGAAGAGGTCGCCGAGGTGCTCGCGAAGCACCGATGCCGCATCCTGCCGCATATCGACCCGTCCTCCATCGAGCCCGTCGGCGTAGCCGGCGACAAGGTCCAGATCACGGCGACCTTCTGGATCGCCCCGCTCGCGTAAGACCATGCATCCCGAACGCCACTCCAAGCCTAGTCACGTGATTATCGATAAAGATATATCCGCGAGGATCAACGTCGGGATTCTAGTTTCCATCATCACCGTTGCGGTGCTTGGCGCACTATTCTTGCAGGATATCGCGCACCAAGTTACGACCGCCAACTTGACCTTGGCCGACGTCAAGGCCGAGCTCACCCGGCAGAACGACTCGGTCCTTCAACATTCTGAAGTTCTGAGTAAGCAGTCCGTTATCCTGGAGTCTCTCGACCGCCGCGTGACGGAGCTCGAGAAGCGCGTCCGATAGACATGAGAATCCATAGGCCATGAAGACCAACATCACCAACCTCGCCCTCAGCATCATCTTCCTCGCCTCCGCGCTCGCGCTCATGGCGACATCGTGCTCAACCGTCCTGCCAGAGGACCAGTACGAGCTCTACCAAGAGCAGATCGCCAAGCTCGACGAAGCGCGCGAGGACTACGCCAGTGCCGTCGAGACCATCGGCGGTCTCCAAGAACAGATCCGCAACCTCCGCGACGAGCTCCTCAAGCCCGACGCCGACGAGACCGCCATCAACGCGCAGATCCTCGAGTTGACCACCGACCTCGCCGCGGCCATGACCACTTCCGTCACCGCGACCGCCACGATTGAAGACGCGGTAGCGCGCATTGAGGCGATAGAGGAGGAGAATGACGTTGCCGACTGGATGCTCATCGGCGAGGCGGTCCTCGCGAGTATTTTCGGCGTCCGTCTTACCCGCGGCCCAGCCTCCAAGGGCGCGCTCGTCAAGGTCCCCTTCCTGGGGAACGGCGGCGACAAGTAAAGGCCCCGGAGCCGCCACCCTTACCGTATGGCAGACCCCGAGACCTCAACGCCCGAAGGCGCCGGCCTACAGGATACCCTCCCCGAGCGTTACCGCGCTCCGCGCTTCGCCGTCGTCGACGACGCGATGCCGTTGGAGTGGACCGGTGCGCTCGGGTCCTGGCTCCAATCCCAAGCCGGCATCTTCCGCCGCGGCGGTGACGCCGAAGGGAGGGATCGCTTCAACTACGAGCTCCTCGAGGTCGACGAGCTTTACGACCCGATCAGCGACCTCAAGCAGGACATCGCGGGGCGCCTCGACCAGGTCGTCCCTGAGGTCGGTGTCGACGACTTCGACCTTGAGTACCTTGAGGTCCACGCGACGCTCTACCACCACGGCGGCCATTTCGTGTGGCACACGGATCACACCGGCTACACGGGGGAGGAGGTCACGACGCGCCGCTTGTCGTGGTGTCTCTACCTTCACCAGACGCCCAAGATGTTCGAGGGCGGTGAGCTAGAGTTCCTCGACGGGACCACGGTCGAGCCGAAGCACAACCGGCTCGTCTTCTTCGACCCCCGCCAGCAGCACCGCATCCGACGGGTCCGGTGCTGGTCGGCGGAGTTCCTCCACGGCCGGTGGGCGCTCTTCGGCTGGATCCACGGCCAGCCTATAGGGTCGGCCGACCACCTCTCAGGAAAGCCTCTTAGCGGATAGAAACAGCATGGCAAACGTCTTCAGCACCGCCTCATACAGCGCCACCGTCGATAGCACCAACCTCGCATCGGTGACGTGGACCGCTACGCTCAACGGCATCGCCCAAGCCGGCTTCGCGGTCATCCCGGCCAACGCCGGCGTCTACCCGACGCTGGAGTTCTTCCGCGGCGGCCTGGCGACGACCGACTCCGCCCTCTCTGACGAGCTCGCCCAAGCTCTCGAGAACCTCTCGAACCTCATGGTCACGCGAGGCACGAAGGTCGACCGGCGGCTCTTCATTATGGCCCCCGACTATCCGCAAGGGAACGGCTCGATCACCGGCGGCACCGCCGGAGGTGGAACCGACGAGTTCGGTGGCGCGGATCTCGAGTCGTGCGCCGTGTGCTTCGGCACGCTGTCGGAGTTCGGCAAGGTCAACAACCGCCAGCGCGCGGTTATGGGTACGAGCCGGGGCGGCATGCAAGCCCTCAGATATCTCAAGGAGTACCGGAACAACCCGAAGTGCGTGGTGCTTTGGAATCCCTATATCAACGTCAAGGATTGGGACAACGTCGCCGCGCAGACGCAGACGGATATTGGCGCGATGATCCCCGACTTCCGCCCCGCGCCAGTACCGACCTCGGCGAAGGACTTGAGCCGAGCCGAGGTCGACGCCCTCGTCGACCGCTCCCCGGTCGAGTGGGTCGAAGACCTCCCGCGCGTCCCTTACCTAATCCTGCATGGCGACAACGATACGACCTCGCCGCGCGCGTGGATTGACGCGCTCGTCGAGCGGATGGATGATGCCGGCCACGACGTCGAGCTCGGCATCATCGCCGATGGCGGCCACGTCTTCGCCAACGAAGCCCTCACCGCCGCGCTCAACCGGACCGCCGACTTCCTCGGGGAGCACCTCGCCGCCTAGAGGTACTGCCGGCGGTACATCCCGACGGTCAGGCTCCGCGCCCGGCCGGCGGGAGGCTTGTAGCCGTAGCGATACTTGGCGTCGACGAGCGCGAGCGCGGCACCGTTGGGCCGGAAGGTGTCGCCGTCGCGGGTGAAGTAGTCGACGCCCCGGAAGAGCGTGACCGGGATGTTGTACATCGCGGCGATGTTGACCAGGGTGCGGCAGTAGACGCCGGCGGCGGTGGTCTCGTGGGGCGCCGGAGCGGTGGTCGTGGCCGTCCCCTCCGACGGGTCGTAGGGTTGGAAGCTCCACGCGGCCTCGGTCATCCAGAAGGTCTGTTCCGGATACCAGTGGCGCAGGAGTCGGAGGTGACGCATCGGGTCGAAACCCGCGTTGCCGTACTCGTGGAAGGCGATCGGGAGGCGCGGCTTGGCTCTGGCGACCTGGACCGCCGAGCGAATGCCGGCGTCGTCCTCGAGCACGTCACCGCGGGTGAGGAGGGCGTCCCCGGCGGACTTGCCATTCCCGAGCGCCACGGTGGCGAGCGGGTAGGCGTCCTTGACTTGGTGCATGGTCACGCCGGCGCCCTTGTGGATCCGGACGTGGAAGTGGAAGCCTAGCTCGGTGGCTTCCCGGTAGTAAATCTCGACACGGTCGAAGTCTTCCGGCCGCTGCAACGAGAAGAGGATGATACTGTCGAGACGTTGCGCGTGAGGGACGCGGTCGACGCCGAAGAGCTCGAGCCAACGGGCAGGGAGCTCGGCGTTGTCCCGCTGGTCGGGGTTGATCGCGAAGCCCGGAATGGTAAGGAGGTCGGTCATGGTATGGAACGATTCAAAGGTGAGTGGAATGAGCGGCGACCACCCCCGTGTCAGCCTTGCAGAGCCGCTCGATCTCGTCGTCAATCCGCTCGAGGCGGTCGAGGACTTGCGCGCGCTGGTCTGCGGTCAAGATGACACCGCGGACATAGAGGAGGTGGCCCTTCGCTCGGCGCTCCCACTTGAGCGCGCGGAGCTTCCAGTAGTCT